TGACAGATGATGACTGGAGAGTTTTAAAGTCTGATATTAAATTTGTATTCAATACAGATAATTATTTCTGGGATCTAAAAGAAGCTGAAATTCTTTCAGAACGTTTGAAGATGCTCTCGTTTGTTGAACCATACATCGGTAAGTATTTCTCAACAGATTATGTCAAGACAGATATCTTGAAGTTCTTACCTGAGCGTTTGCAAGAACTTGAAAAACAAATGGCTGTCGATAGACAAAAAATGGCACAAGAACAAGCTGCACTTGCAGCACAACAGGCCGCACAAGCACAACAAGGTCAAGTAGAGTAATATGAGCAACATAACAACACTATTGCTAAAACACGGAATCGAAGGTCTTTTGTCTAAAAATGAAGATTTTTTTAAACAAAATATCACTCAGGCTTTAGCAATGAAATTGAATGAGAGTGTTGGTGAGACTAAAAAGGCTGTTGCTAAAACCTTGCTATATCGTCAAGAAAATACAAAACCATCTGAAAATTTAGTTGAGTTTATAAATTTTGTAAATAAATTTAAACCCGGAAATTATACATTTAAAAATGGATCCAGTATAAATATTACAGAATCTGAAATGAATTTGTTAAAAAGTTTGTTTGAATCTTTGAGCCCAGAAAACAGAGAAAAGATGATTTCAGATATTTTAGAAGACGGAACATTATTCAAACAGCACATAACATTTTCACAGAAAGTAAGAAAACTATTATGAAAAACAACATTCGTCAAATGCTAAAAAATGTGGTAGAAGAAAACGCAGTATCTTTCAAAGATCAAACTGCCAGAGTTCTTTATGGTAAGGTAGGCAAGCGTCTACAAGAGCAATACAAGACAGTCGCAAAGACTATTTTGGGTAAGAAAGAACAACAATGAAACTAATCACAGAATTAACAGAAGACATCAAGTACATCAAAGAGAATGTCGGAAACGGTGAGAAGACATATTTCATCGAAGGCATTTTCATGCAATCTGGAGTCAAGAACCGAAATGGACGCATTTATCCACAAGGAACGTTGCTCAAAGAGTGCAAGCGTTATATCAACGAGTACGTCGATAAAGGTCGCGCACTAGGTGAATTAAACCACCCAACAGGCCCAACTGTTAATCTTGATCGCGTTTCTCACATCGTTAAAGAACTTCACGAAGATGGTCAAAACATCTACGGCAAAGCCAAAGTTCTTGATACCCCAATGGGCAAGATTGTAAAAAACCTCATTGATGAGGGTGCACAACTCGGTGTATCCACCCGCGGTATGGGTTCATTGAAGTCCAAGAATGGCTACCAAGAAGTTCAAGAAGACTTTATGTTGGCTGCAATCGATATCGTTGCAGATCCCTCTGCCCCAAATGCTTTTGTAAATGGAATCATGGAAGGTAGAGAGTGGATGTTTGTAGAAGGTTCTTGGCAAGAGAGAGAAGCCGCCGAAGCAAGAAAACTAATTCAAAGATCTTCTGGTAGAAATTTGAATAAAAATATTGTAAAGGTATTTGAAGATTACTTCCGTAAACTACAATGAAAAATAATTTACCCAATAGAGCTCAAAAATATTTGGTCGAATCTCTTAACAAAGGGATGGATCTTGATATCAATCAAGAATATTTTAACACTCTAAAGGAATATTATGGTGAAGGTTTACTTACAACCAAACCATCAAAACCAGAAAAATCAAAAAGAGAAAAAATAAAAGATATAACTGGTGCTGATACAGGTGGGTATGGTGGCGGTGGCCCAAGAGGAAAGAAACACGACAACAAAGACAAAGCGGACAATGTTCTATTTGGAGATACTGAAGATGGTGATTGGGGTGCCGGTGCAGCAGCTACAGCTTACGGTATTGGAAAAGCAGCAGATACTATAGCAGACGTTTTAGATGCTACTGGTGCTCAAAAAATAGGTGATGCTGTCGGTTTAAGTAAAATGCTACCAAAAGGTGGTGGCATGATGGGAAATATTCTATCTGGCATAGCAACCGGTGCAGTCACTGCAATTCCGGGAGCAACTTCAAAACTTTTAAGACAGGTTTCAGACATTAGTGGTGCTAACTGGTTTGATGCAAATCTAGGAAGAATTGGTCAAAGTCAAATGGAACTTGCTGCACAGGGTGCAGGAAAGCCTTGGACACCACTTGCAATTCCCGGACCAGCTCAATCTAAGCAAAATCCATATGATCCAGAATATCAAGCCAAAAAAGCCAAAGCAGAAAGACAAGAGGCTATAGAAGCCGCGGAAGAACAAGAAAGAATTAAAAAATTAAAAGGTTTGGGATATACAATTCCTTAATTATAAAAACTACTAAATATTTCACAAGGATTCCTTTATTATGAAAAACACACGAAAGAATACTATTTCAGAAGCAGCCGCCGAAGCCATGGGCCTAGGTGGTTATCCACAATCAGCAGGAGGCTCGGACCGCGATATGTCTGGTAAGGGTTCTATGATCCCATCACCAGTAGTAGCAGGTACTCCCGCTGTTGCAGCGAATATTGGTGTTCCCGGCATTCCAGCCAGCACACCTCATACAGCAAGAGCTGGAATGGCATCACCAAAAGCTCAAGAGCATGAAGATGAAGAGAGTGAAACAGAAGAAGCCGAAGAGCATCAAGAAGAGGGTGGAGAAGATGAGCCTGTAGAGACTGAAGAGTCCTACAAAATGGATTTCCACAACGCTCTAATGTCTCTTCTTGGTGAAGATGTTTCTCCAACACTCGTAAACCAAATCGAAGCAGTCTTCGAAGCTGCTGTAACAGATCGCGTTGAGCGCACTGTTGCTTCAATCGTTGAAAGCGTAGATGGCAATGTAAAGGGCTACCTCGATAATGTAACCGAATCTCTAGTCGAGAAGGTTGATGATTATCTAGACTACGTTGTCGAAGAGTGGATGACAGAAAATGCTGTCGCCGTCGAACAAGGCATCAAGACACAAATTGCAGAAAACTTCATCGGTGGTCTAAAGAATCTCTTTGAGAACCACTACATCGATGTTCCTGCAGAGAAGTATAACGTTCTAGATGAACTATATGCTTCAAACCGTGAACTAGAAGCCAAACTAAACGAAGCTGTCAAGTACAACATGGATCTCAAGAAAGAAGTTTCTCTAACAGAGTGCGCAGGCATCTTTGTTGCCGAGACCCGCGATCTTGCTGATACACAAGTTGTCAAGCTACAAAATCTAATGGAAAATGTAGCCTTCGCCAGCCCAGAAGAATACCGCGAAAAGTTGGTCGCAATCCGCGAGAATTATCTCCGTACCCGCCCATCTCCAGCTCGCACATCCGAGCCAGAGCAAACTTTCGCAGCCGTCAAGCAAACCCCATCAACCCTAGTCGAAAGCTATGTTGGGGCTCTTGGTAGACTTAATAAGAAAGTCTAAAATTTCACTTTACTAAATAATTTCACTCAATTAGGAGATAATAACTACAATGAATTTTCAAGAAAATACCCCATATGACGTTTTAACCGAGAAGTGGGAGCCAGTGCTCAGTCACGAAGCTCTTCCTTCCATCAAGGATGACTACCGCAAGAAGGTTACTGCCGTTCTCTTAGAGAACCAAGAGCAAGCCCTTCGCGCTCAACATCTAACAGAAGATATGTCTGGTAACGCCAACCTCGGTGGCCCAGCTTCTTCGGCCAACTATAACAACGGTCAAGTTTCTGGTTACGACCCAGTACTCATTTCGTTGATTCGCCGTTCTATGCCAAATCTAATGGCATACGATATCTGCGGCGTTCAACCAATGACCGCTCCAACCGGCCTCATCTTCGCCATGCGCTCCAACTACCAATACGGTGGTACAGGTTACACCTATGGAAACGCTGGTTACGTTGAAGCCATGTTCCAAGAGCCACAACCAAGCTTCGGTGGTTGCGGTTGGACACTCGATGCAACATTCGCTGCATCTAAGGGTCTATCTGCAGGTTGGAACTATGCTGCTGGTATAACAGGTGTTCAACCAACAGCCAACCAACTCGGTCAACTACGCGGTATCCTAACCTCCAACGGTGAAGGTATCGGTAAGGCTGCTGGTTATGCTAACTGGAACCAAATGGCCTTCTCAATCGACCGCGTTGCTGTTCAAGCTCGTACACGCGCTCTAAGCAGCAACTACACAGTCGAATTGGCTCAAGACCTCAAGGCTGTTCACGGTCTAGATGCAGAAGCCGAACTCGCCAATCTTCTCAGCACAGAAATTCTTGCTGAAATCAACCGCGAGATCGTCAAGACCATCTACTACGTTGCTAAGACTGGTTCACAACAACCAGACCTCACAACCAAGGGTGTCTACGACCTAGACATCGACTCAGATGGTCGTTGGTCTGCAGAACGTTTCCGTGGCCTCAGCTTCCAAATCGAGCGCGAGTGCAACCAAATCGCCAAGGAAACCCGCCGTGGTAAGGGCAACTTCATCATCTGCGATAGCGATACCGCAGCCGCCCTCGCCATGTCTGGCTTCATGAGCCTCAGCCCCGGAATTGCTCCTCAACTAAACGTTGATGACACACAAGCAACCTTCGCTGGTATCTTGAGTGGCAAGATTCGTGTCTACATCGATCCATATAGCCCAGCAGGATTTAACTTCTTCTGCACCGGTTATAAGGGTGAGTCACCATATGATGCAGGTATCTTCTACTGCCCATATGTTCCTCTCCAAATGGTCCGTGCAGTAGACCCAAATACTTTCCAACCCAAGATTGCATTCAAGACCCGCTACGGTGTTGTTGCTAACCCATTCGTCTTGGGCAGCAACGGTCAACCAGACGCAGATAACTTGACAACTGGTTTGAACCAATACTACCGTCTAACCTACGTTACCAACCTCCACGGTAACACACTCTGATTAGACAATAGTTAAGGTAAGTAACAATTCAAAGACCTCCCCAGAAATGGGGAGGTCTTTGTTTTTGGATAAATAATTCTATGAGCTGTATTGCAAACATCAATCCCCTGTATAACAGTTATTTTACTCTCACGTTTGGCCGTGGAACTCAACAATTTGAACTTATGTGTCAGAGAGTAAATCTTCCCGGATGCACTATCCCGGAAACAAATCAACCAACTATATTTGGCACAACAATACCAATTCCAACTCTACAATTTAATTACGAAACTTTAAATGTAGAATTTATAGTAGATTCAAATTTAGAAAACTGGAAAAGCTTGTACTCTTGGATGAGAAATATGGCAAATATTGAAGGGGACGGTAATGCTGCCATCGTACCCGGAGAAGACCCCACTACTGGAATAAATTTACCATATCAAAGCTGGCACCACGAAGCTACATTAACATTAGTAGATCCTGCAACAAATTGCAAATCTCTAGTAGTTACATTTAAATATATCATACCAAGTATATTAAGTGGTTTAAATTTTCAATCTGATAGCGCTGATGCAATAATTCAAAAAGCAACATGCAAATTTAAATTTTCTTATTATATGTTAAGCCCAGATGCACCGGGAAACCTAAAGGGAACACGTTAAATATAATCTTCTGGATTATCAGACCAGCCTTCAGCCGAATTTGGATTGGCTTCTGGATTAAAAGGTATTTCTGCGCTGCTAGGTTTGATTTTAGAACGTTTCTTCTTCTTTTGTGGCTTGGGAGCGTCTTCTGGAATGGAATCGTTTATAGAGGAATCTGAGAGAAGATTTTGAATATTATCTTCCTCTACTTCTTCGCCATCTTCTTCCATGATTTCATTTAATACGCTCTCCCCCTCAAAGGAGTCAATTAAATCATTTACAAAATTTACAAAATCTTCATTATTGAATAATTCATTCAACATATGAAGCCCAGCTTCCGGTCCAATTAAAATTTCATCATTACCATTGGTTACAATTGATGTTGGATCTTTTTGCATTGTTATGAAGAAAGCATCATACATCTTATTGAGATCTGGAATCGGTGATCCCATATACAGAATTGAACTTCTGTTTATTACTATTTCATAGTTTTGAATATTTGCAGCGTAATTTGTTAATTTAACATATTCGATAAGATTGCCATCTTTATCTCTAGAAAACGCTGTTTCTAATTTGGCTGGAAGTGTTATTACGATCTTATCAGCAGAAACGTCTTTAACAATACCTAATAGTTCATCACCATTAGTAAGTTTAACTATACGAACAATTCCGCCGAAGGGTGAATCGGGTACTAAGTCAGACATAGCAGCCCTCCTAGTTTATTTATCTTTAGGTGGTTCTGTTAATCGCATTCCAACAATTTTATAATCAAACTTTTCTTTTTTGTATATTTTTACACGTTCTTCGAAGTGTTTGAATATATGATTCTTATACGTTTTGTAACAAAGATCGTCTACAATGTCAAAAACTTTGAGAGTTTTCTTTTTATCAGATACTCTAAGTCCTCTACCGATGCTTTGTAATAATCTGATTACAGATTTGGTAGGAGACGCAAAGATAATATTATCAAGATTGACAATATTGATGCCAGCACTAGTAGTGCCGTAACTCGCAACCAAAATGGCGTCTTTCTCACTATCCACCACTCGCCTGATATATTCTCTTGCGTCAGCTTCCGTTTTTCCTGAGATGAAATATATCTTTCTATTGCTTCCAGCTGCCTGTAGGAGAGCTGTGAGTGGCTTTCCGTGGTCTTCAACATAGTTGAAGAGGATAAGCGTGTTTCCTTTGGTGTTGAGTGCGAGTTCTTTGATGAATTCATTGCGCCTCTTATTACTTATGATCCACTTCAATTCATCTGGATATTTTTGTTTTTTAAGCAACTCTTTTTCTTGTTCGGTGTAGTTCAACACAATACAATCTATACCGAGTTTTGCAAGAAGCCCTTTGTTCATCAAGTTTTTTGTTTGAATGAACTGAATGGCTGGACCAAGAATACCTTCTATACTCAATCTGTGCGCTTGTGCTTGATCCAACGTACCAGTTGTACCAATTCTAAACCACGCTTTAGTCATTTTTTGACCAATCATGTTTATAGACTCGGCCTTTGCTTGATGACATTCATCAAAGAACATAACATCAAATTGATCAAACCATTGTTTTGGCAATTTATATACAGATTGCCAAGTAGATACTATGACTTGTTTGTTTGTATCTTTTTCTGCACCAGCACTTATTTTGTGTATGTATTTCTTTGTAGACCATGAAGTATCGGCTTTAGAATAATCAAAGAAATCGGATTCCATCTGATTGACCAAGCCAACGGTTGGTACTAAAATTAAAATCTTTCTGTCTGGCTTTAACACGGATAGGAGATAGCGGAGCAAGACGTAGATTATCAAACTTTTTCCCGAGCCAGTGGGAGAGATCACCACGCAACGCTGATTGTTTATAGCGTGCACGATTGCCTGCAATTGGTGAGGATGCATTTTTATAGGTTGCTTCTTTACCGATACATTCAATGTCTTGTAAAACTCCTGAAGTTGCTCCTCTGTTATGCATAATTGATTTTTACTTTCTTTTATGTTTAAAGTATAACTTCTGTCTTTAGAAAACTTTTCAAGATAAGTTTTTAATCCCCTAGGAAGAGTAGATGAGAGAATGTCATAAAGACGTATCTTACCATCCCAGATACGTCTCTTAAACATTGGCATATATTGAGCCCCCGGAACCATAAAAGAAAAATAGTCCCGTAACTCTTGCTTTATTCCTTTTTCTGTTTTGATGTAGTATCTTACTTCATCTACAGATTCAACTTCTATATCCATCAAAAATATTTATGACGGTCATACGATCCCTTGACTCATCTTGAACCAATCTATGGCAGATTTAATCAAAAAATTTCTGTTATTGAGTGACTTGATAAATTCTTCAACCATTTTAAGTTTAGTTTCGTTTAAAAGAATTTTTGATTTAAGTTCAATAACTTTTGGATCGGCTTCAATAAATTTTTCTATATCGGTTTTAAGCAAAGTGTAGTCTGAAGGCTCCTCACCCCATTCTTCCAATTCTTCTTTGCTTACTTTTCCGGTATAAATTTTCCACATACGAAGTCTTGTAACTGCTAGGTCATTGACTTGTTTACCCAAAACAAGTTTGATATCGGCAAGTATGTTGATATACTTGCCATGCAGTTGTGGTGTTCTAGTGGCCTCTTTACCCAATTCCGTATCATCTAACTGAGCGTCTTTGATAATATGGTTCTTTAATTCTTCTAGATTCATTGTTTGCATTATAAAGTATTTGTAACAAAAGTCAAGATAAATATCTTGACATTAGGATGATTTAATTTATAATAGTTACGAGGTCTAAATGATTATTGATTTAAGAGAAATACCTGTTGTTTGGATTAATTTAGATTCTGCTACAAAAAATGCAGAGACCATGCAAGAAAGATTGAATAAGCATGGTTTTAAAAATACGTATAGAAAATCAGCTAGAGTAATTCCAGCCCCAGCCGGAACTATTCAAAGCAATGCGCATTATGTTGGATGTGCACAATCCCATATTGATATTTTGGACGACAATCAATATTCTACTCCTCTTTTAATTTTAGAAGATGATGCAGAATTTTCTGATTCATTTAATCCAATTATTGATATCCCCGATGATTCAGATGGAATCTATCTTGGTGTATCAAGTGGAAACCGTGGATATCAAACTAAAAAATATAATGAAAATTATATGAGAATAGGTGGTATTTTGGCAACACATGCCATTTTGTATATCACACCCTCATTCAGACAGCACATGTCTGAAATAGCCAAACACTGCATACACAACATACAACAGCCGTGGGATGTAGGAGCATCATCATTGCAATTTTATAAAAGAGTATATACTCCGAATATACCATATTTTTATCAATCAGATAATAGAGAATCTGCCAATAAATGGCAACAGTTTACTGATAATTGTTTAGAAGACAGGAATTCTTCGTATCTATGATCACATATAATAAAATTGGATTGAATGGAAGATTTGGTAATCAAATGTTTCAATACGCAACATTGTTTTCTATTGCTAAGACTAGAAAATATGATTTTGGTGTTCCTTATGAATTAAAAACAAATGATGAATATCAAAATTTTTGTTTACCAGAATGCTTTCCCAATTTGTCTGCTAAGGATAGCAGCAAAATAAAAAATGTAAACAATGCACAAGAACGACAGTTTACATACAATGCTGGTATATTTGGTATACCCGATAATACTGATATACTTGGCTATTTTCAAAGTGAAAAGTATTTTGTAGATTATAGAGAACAGCTTTTACATGAATATTCTTTTAAACAAGAAATCTATCAAAAAGCAGCAGATATGCGAGCTTTATCAAGAAATAAAGCAATATCAATACACTTAAGACTGGGAGATTACGTCAACCAACAACAGAATCATCCGGTATGTTCTATAGAATATTATGAAGAAGCCTTAAAACAAGTTCCAGACGATTTGTTAATTTATGTATTCAGTGATGATGTTGAAAAGGCAACGGAGTTTTTTAAATTTATAAATCGTAAAGTTGTTTTTACAGAAAGCAACGATAAATATATCGATATGTGCTTGATGTCTATGTGCGATTATCATATTATTGCAAACAGTTCTTTTAGTTGGTGGGGATCATGGTTATCAAATTCTAAAAAAACTATTGCTCCAGCTAAATGGTTTGGCGATAGCCCAAATGTCCCCAAAAACTGGTCAGACATATACTGCAAAGGATGGACTGTCATATGAACTCATCAAACTTGACGGCCATAATCCCATTGAAGGTAGATTCTAAAGATAGAATGAGAAATATAATTGCATCTACGGAGTTTTTATTAAAGTATTATGATTGTAAAATTATAATAAAAGAAGTAGATGAGTCTCAAAAAATAAATCCACCGGTAAACGATAGAATAAAATATGTATTTGAAAAAACAAATACATTGGATTGTTTTCACAGAACAAAAATATTAAATGATATGTTGTTTATGGTAGATACACCATATGTTGTAAATTACGACTGTGATATGTTAATAGCACAATCATGTATGGCAGAGGTTTTGTCTTTATTAGAATCGGGATACGATCTAGTATACCCATATGAAAAGGGCAGCGTCTTCCTTCCTTTAAATGTAAACGAACAACACATCAATAAATTTTTAAACGATGATAACAATTTATATTTGGAACATATTATAAAAAAACATCTTAGCACCTGCCAAATAAACGGAGATGGTTTAGATTGTTTTAATAAGATTGGATTAGGAAAAATCTGGACTTGCGGCGGAATGCAATTTTTTAATACACAATCTTATATTTCTGGATATGGTGAAAATGAAATGTTTTTAGATTGGGGTCCAGAAGATCAAGAAAGATTATATAGATTTTATCTTTTAGGCTACAAAGTTGGTTGGGCAAATTCTACACTGATATGCCACATGGATCACCAAAAAACAAATACAACACAAAAAACCAACAAGTACAATATTCAAAATCATGAATTGTGGGATAAGATAACAAGTACCATAACCTCCAAAGAAGATATGAAAAATTATATGAATTCTTTGGAATATGTAAAAAAGAGAAACTTTAAATGATAACAGTTAAATGTCCAGTAAGAATATCATTAATCGGAGGATCCAGCGATCTTGACGGTTATATAAACAAACATAAAAGGGGATCTGTAATATCATTTACTCCTAAAATTTATACATATGTTTCTATCTATAAAGATAGAATTGGTAAAAATACTCTTGAACAAAAATACATTGTAAATTATTCCGTAAGAGAAGAAGTAACTGATATTAAAGATATTAAAAACTCTTTAGTAAAAATATTTTTTGAAAAAGAAAACGTCACCCCATGTTCTGTACATATGACAAGTGATGTATTTTCACATGGATCGGGCTTGGCAACTTCATCATCTTACGCATGTGCTCTGGCCAAGGCAATATCTGATTTTA